TACGGGCCTAACTGGAAGACCCTGACCTAGCTGGAAGACCCTCGAGACTGACTGGAAGATCATAGAGAGGGGAAGGGCTTGGTGAGGCTTTGGGCAAAAAATTGTCCGGAGTTGTTTGTGGAGGAGGGGTAGGACTAAAGGCCGCCGAGGTAAGGATGGTCATGGTCATGGCTTTGGTCAAAAATTGTCCAAAGTTATTCAGGGAGAGTCTGGGCCTAAATTCGTATAAATACTCCTTGACTTTTACTTTCCGGGTTGGTAGCGTGCACTTAAAATGAGGCAAATAGTAAAGGAGACTTATGTCACCCAGTCCTGACAGAAGAAGAACGCCAGAAAGAACCTTCGACATCAAGCAGCTTTGGCAGCGAAACCATGAGATTCTTCGGCTGGCCTTTCTTGGGTGGAAGAATAAGGATATTGCTGGTCATTTAGGTATCACGGCAGCGACTGTCGGTAATACTGTTAATTCTACTCTTGGCAAGGATAAGCTCAACCTCATGACTGGGTCTAGGGATGCTGATACCCTTGAGGTGATGGATGAGATTCAGAAGATGGTGCCTAAGGCCCTCAAAGTCTACGATTCCATTCTTGAAGAAGACTCGCCTGCTGCGCTCTCCTTGAAAAAGAACACTGCTGACACCGTCCTGAAGGATATCTTGGGCAATGTAGCCCCTAAAAAAGTCGAAGGGAAGTTCATGCATGCTCATTTGGGTGAGGAAACTATCGACCGTATTAAGGAACGTGGCAGAGCAGCTGCTGCACAAGCCGGAATACTCGCAGAAGGAGCCGGAGAATAGCATGGAATCTGTTTCTGGGATGATTATATCGCCTACTGATCGAGAGATAAGGAATGATAGGGCCGGGGCTGGACGCTATCACGCTCCTAGATCAGGCCGTTTGCATAGTGGGTTGGATTTCCTGTGCTTTCCTGGCCAGAATATAGTCTGTCCTATCAGCAATGCTGAAGCTATCAGGTACGCCTATCCCTACGAAGACAAATCCTACAGCGGTATATTCCTTAGAAACTCCCATTTTGATTTGATGATCTTCTATTTCACTCCCGCAGACGACATTTTCGGCAAGCCACTCTCTCAAGGAGAGGTCATAGGCACAGCTCAAGACATCACTCAGCGATATGACTCTCCTTTTATGAAGCCTCACATCCATATGCAGATTGATTCTGCCGACCCAGCCTTGTTTCTTAAGGAGGACTAGCCTTGCCTATTAAGCCCTGCAAAAAGAATGGGAAGCCTGGCTACAAATATGGAGATTCAGGGGCTTGTTATCCTTATGAATCTGGCAATGAGGCATCTAGGAAACGAGCTAGGAATAAGGCAAGAAAACAAGGACAGGCAATTAAATCTAATAAGGGAGAATAAGGGAGAATAAGGATGGAAATTGGATGGATCTTAGAGATCGCAGCGTTAGTCCTGACCGCAGTCGTTTCTATGGCCGGTACTTTGTTCAGCGACAAGTACAAGGCCATGAAGAACCTAATCAAGATGCTGGGTGAGGCCCTTGAAGACGACAAGCTGACCAAGGAAGAAATTCAGTCAATCTACAGACAAACAAAGAAGTTACTCTAATGCCTGAGGGATCCAACCGAGCGACAGCGAGGGGGCTCTGCGTAAGGTCTGTAAGGTCTGTAAGGATAGTAAGGACAGCGAGGGATCCTATTGTAAGGATCGTAAGGATTGTAAGGATCCTATCGTAAGGAATGAGGTATGAGGTATGAGGCTGGAGTACATGAAGTGGGTGTAATAGCTAGGCTCAGTATCTACATATAAAGAGATTGATCACTATGAGCTACGGTGAGCGGAGAACAAACATGCCTAACGGAAGAAGGGACGGTGATAGTAAGTATGACCCACTATGGTGCAAAGCAGAGCATGATAGGATAAATAGTATCCTTCATGATATGAATGGGCCTGGTGGATATCTTGCTAAGCTCCACAAAAGAATCGATAATTTCTGGTATCTTCTTGTAGCTCTTGGAATTATAGGAATAGCCAATCTGATAGCTACTCTATCCCCTAAGTGAGGATTAAATGAACGTGGCTTTAGACAAAAATTGTCCAAAGTGGCATGACGATCCGGAGCTTGAGGAGCTGCTCTCTCTTTGTTATGCCAATACTCAGGTATGCGCTAAGACGCTGTTTCCAGAGTTGTTTCCTACGCCTTGGGCTGGCCCACATAATCAGATATTTCAGCTGATAGATGATCCTCTCCCTAAGAAAAAGGCTATAGCCGCTCCTCGTGGTATTGGTAAAACTACCATCGCTAGAACAAAAGCCAAAAAAGGAATCCTCTTTCGCGAGTATGAGTTTATAGTCTATATTAGCAAGAGCGCCACTTTTGCTGAGATGCAGACTGAGAATATCAAGCGAGAGCTACTATCCAACCCTGATGTTAAGGAGATGTTCGGCAATATTAAGATCAATGAGAATCCTGATATTGACGAGGCATTCTCTAAATCTGCGTGGGTAGCTTTCGGTAGGACCTTAGTCCTTCCTCGTGGAGCTGGTCAGCAGATTCGTGGCCTTAACTGGAATGGAAAGCGGCCCCAGCTAATCATTGTTGACGACCTCGAGGACAAGAAACTAGTCCAATCAGAGGATAATAGAAAGTACCTCAAGGACTGGTTTTACTCTGATACTCTTAACAGCGTCAATAAGTACGTCAACGACTGGGAGGTTATTTACATAGACACTATCAAACATGAGGATGCGCTCCTGGCTAATCTAGTCGATTCTAGTGGGTGGGAGTCTATTGTCCTATCAATCTGCGATGAGAATTTTAAGAGTCTAGTCCCTGAGTACATGTCAGATGATGAAATCCAATCTGCTATGGATGCCCACAGGGAAGACGGTATGCTTGATTCGTTTTACATGGAGTACATGAACCAGCCAATCTCATCAGAAGATGCTGTGTTCAAACCTGACTATGTGAACTATTATAAGGAAACAGACCCTGACTTCATGGACAGGTGTCGTCAAGGAAAGATCGAAAATGTGGTCATAGTTGATCCTGCTAAAAGTGTCAAGCTGCATTCGGCTGAGAGTGGAATTGTTGGGATAGGGATTGATGCTGAGGCGGGAAGATACTATATCAGGGATGTGATAGGCGCTAAACTCCATCCTGATGAGGTAATCTCTGAAGCTTTTGCGATGGCTACTAGGCTAGGCGCATTAGCTATCGGAGTGGAGGTGACCTCCTTAAACGAGTTCATAACTCAACCTATCAAAAATGAAATGTTTGCTAGGGGAGAGTTTTTTGAGTTGATAGAACTAAATGCTGTCGGGAAGAAGGAAGACAGGATTGCAGCGCTGGCTCCACTCTACAGAGCAGGTTATATCTACCACAACACTAATTGTTGTGGGCCTCTGGAGGCTCAGCTATTCTCCTTCCCGAAGCCTAAGCGCTTCGACTTGATGGATGCCTTGGCTTACTTAGTTAAGATGCTGGAGATGGGGCTTAGATATTTTCAGGTCCCTGACCATGTGGATAACCCAGAACTTGAATTTGCAGAGCTAGGTATAACCGGGCGAGAAAACTGGCAGGTGATATAATGGCTAGAAGGAAGTATTATATAGGTGATGTGGGGCCTTTATTCTTCGATGATGAGTCTCCAGTAGACGATCCGGATGGTGACTTTGCTGGTGAGGATAGGGTCGCGCTTAGGACTGAAGGTAGTATCAGGGCGTCTGGAGCAGATACCCATGAGGATTCCTTAACTACAAAGTCAACCGTTGACACTCTTGATAGCTACGCCAAGAATCATGCAGTAGAACACCTGCCGGCTGGCTCTGACCCAGTCGCTACTAAGACAGTTACAGTAGTTACAGGTGTCGACTTTGTGGGTGAGACAATAACTACCAAGGACATAACAGTCTTTGATGTTTAATAACTTCGGACAAAATTTGACCAAGGGGGAATAAGATATGGCAGCTTCAACAAACGCATCGGTTTATTTTGGCTACTTGATGGATAAGGGTGAGATTGATAAGGTCAATGATGTCTTTAAGATGGCCCTTATGGTAGATAGTTTCAGCTTTGATCCTGATAAGCATAAGGCGTGGGACGCGACTGCCTGGGCAGCTGGAACAGCTTACTCAGTAGGCGATACGGTCAAGCCTACCA